GGCGTTTCGCTTTCGGCGTTGGGCCTCAGTGCGTGTCCGCCCACGTTTGGCCGACCTTAAATTCCCCCGTGATGGGGCATCTAAAGCCGTAGTATTCACCAGCCTCTTGGAAGGCGGTGACGGCTTGTTGTCCGACAATGGTGGAGATTTCCTCTTTGGTAATCAGCTGCACCTCATCATGGACATGAGCGACAAGCGCATAGTCTTTGCCGAAGACATAACCCATGCGGGTCAGGTTCTCGTACAGGATGACGGTTGCCTTCTTGGCGAGGATAGCCCCTGCCGATTGAAGCAACATGTTGAGTGCAGAATGTTCTGAACGGATAGGCAGTATGCGCCCATCGAGTCCCTTGAGATGACCCTTGGCTTTAACAGTTCTGACCACAGCTTCTCGAAGCATCTTGATGGCGGGTGTAGCCTTCATAAATTTACTGATGAGTTTCTTACCCTCGGCTTCGCTTCCGCCAACGATGGACCCAATCTTTGCTGGTCCTGCGCCATAGAGAAAGCCATAGATAAACGTCTTGGCATTATTGCGGGTCGGCAGACCTGCAGCCTTTTGGTTAGCTGTGTGAACGTCTCCATTCACGACCTCCTCGCCGTAGGAGCCATCATCAAACTTCGCCATGTAGTGGGCGAGGCAGCGTAGTTCTAAGCCAGAAAGGTCTGCACCAACTAGCCTTGAGCCTTTGGGTGCATGAAACAATTCACGACATTCTTTGCCGTAAGGTGCGTTGACGCTGGGCGTTTGGGAGACGTTGGGCCTGTTATGGGTGCAGCGAAAAGTTGCAGTCCCCGACGTTATGACCTGACCGTGCATCTTGCCTTTGCGTTCCAGCTTGAGCCAAGCATTAGCTCCTGTCGCCAGCTGTCCGATGCGTTTGTTGAGCAGTAGAAACTCGTTAAGAAGCACAGCCACTGGATAATCCAGCTGCTTCAGTACATCCTCATCGACCTTTGGCTTGCCATTGGCGGTAAAGTCTGTGGGTTTCCAGCCATGTATGGATTTGAGACGGTCTGCGATGTGGTCACGTGAGGCAGGATTGAAGACTACGGTCTTTACTTTGTGCGTCAGCACACCTTTTTCGTAGCCGCGTGTCTTGTTGTTGACCTTCGGAATGAACGGTTCGCGTATTTCCCATGGCGGGAAGGCGGTTTGCAGTTCAGCTTCGAGTGAGGCTTTGCGTGATTGCAGTTTGGCCAGCAAAGCATTTGCCTTGGTTACATCAAAAGGAAAGCCATGGTCTTCCTGCTTGCGTATGATTGCAGCGAAGTCATGTTCCAGTGCGATGCTGTCAGGCGTAGGCTCTTTGCTCAGGATTTTATTGTAGAGCGTCAAGTTCGTGTAGATGTCTTGCTCACAATAGGTCTGCATTTCCTCAGACCAAGCAGCCCAGCCGCCTATATATTCAATCTTGTGGTTGCTCAGGCGATGTCCCCAAGCGCCAAGCGAGTGCGACCCAACTAACTTCATGGGAAACTCTCGGTTTTTCTTGGTGAATTTAAAGTCATTCTCTTTCAAGTCAGACCAGACAAGCCGCGATAAAATCAGCGTATCATGCAGTTCACCGTGGTAGGTGAAGCCATATATTTTAAAGAGTGCTGGTAAATCGAAGGCTTGAATGTTGTGGCCGATAAGGCGTTCTGCTTTGGCTAGGATGTCCAGGCCATCAGCAATGGGAGTGTATCCTTCTTGGTCTGCGCAGGATACCATTTCGTCTGTATCGACATCCAGCAGAACCAGCGAGTGACACTCACTGAGTTCTGGTAGAAGTCCATTTGTTTCAATATCAAATAAGATGTTTTTCAAGTACGCTGTCCCCTTCGACTAGCTGTTAAAAGTCTTCTGTGACTTCTCCGTCTGTGGTTTCATCGGCAAAGACTGTGGGGTCTTCGACTTCGACCATTCGACCTGTTTCTTTGTTGTAATGAACGAAGCAGCCCACACCCGTTTCACCCGTGAAGCGGTTCTTCAGCACACGGATTGTCGAGATGTCTGGGGTGTCGCTTTGCTGGTCCCGCTCTACGCCTAAGCAGATGTCACTCAGCTGGGCTATGGCAGCACTGCCACGCAGGGAATTGAGGTTTGTTTCAAGACCATTCTCCCATCCCTTGTCGCCGCTTGGGCGCTTGAGGTGGGATACCAGGATAAGGCCAATGCCCGTTTCTTCGCACAAGGAACGCAGCTTTGTCATAATCACGTCTATGGCCTTGCGTTCGTCTCCGTTATCTACGCCCGAGACTACTATACTGAGGTGGTCGAGGATGACCCATCCGACATTGCAAGCCTTGGCCAAGTACCGAACACGGTTCAGTAGGTTGTCTGTGGCCAGCGAACCGAAGTGGTCATATAGAAACACCCGTCCACTACCGACAGTTTCATCGAATGCGGTACGCATGACCGCCTCAGAGATGCCTTCCTTGGTTAGATGCAACGGCTTTTCCAGCGATAGGCCCATGAGGCCCAGTGCTGTGCGTTTGGTGTTTTCCTCTAACGCAATATAGCCAATGCTCTCGCCACGGTTCAGTAGTTCGTAGGCAATCTCGCGGCAGACTTGGGATTTACCCACGCCAGAACCAGCCGTGATTGTGACCAGTTCGCCGCGCCGCATCCCCAATGTTTTCCGGTTCAAACCATCAAACGGATAGTCGATGCTTTCAGAGTCATCGTCAGCCATGATGGTTTCCCACATGTTCTGACCATCGATGATACCATCGGGGCGATAGATTTTGGCTTCCCACATTGCCGAGACGAGTTCGGCGTGTTTGCCAGCCTGCAGCATCTCGTTCGCATCTTTGAGGGGCAGGGTAGCGATAGCTGCCTTGCCAACCGACAGCATGGCAGCAACCTCTTGGCTAGCCATTCTGCCAGCCTCATCGTTGTCAAACATGATGACGACCTTCTCAAAGCCTTCGACAAACTCAAGTGAGTTGGCCACGGCCTTCTTTGCGCCAGCTGCGCCAGTGCCAACGCTAACCACTGGAAAGCGGTTGCCTTGTACTTGGCTCATACTGAGGGCATCTATTTCACCCTCTGTAATCACAAGCATTTTACTGCCTTCACTGCGCCAAAGGTGCTGACCGAACAGGCCAGCTTTTTTGGTATCGCCAATGAATTTGAATTGTTTGTCTTTGAAGCGCAGTTTTTGGGCGACAGGTGCGCCAGTGGCATCACGATAGGTCGCGATTTGGACTGCTTCGCCGTAGTGTTCACCGATGGTATAGCCAAACTTACGGCAGGTCTCATCAGTGATGCCACGCTTCGGCAACGCTTGGGCTTCCCCAAACGGTATTAGGTCTTGCGGCATTCGAGTTCCACTTCTTGAAGGCTCCTCGCCATCGCCGCGTGTGCGGGTGGTGCAGGAGAAACAATAGGTGTGTCCATCGCTGTAGATGGCTCTGGCGTCAGATGACCCACAGGATGGACACGGTTCTTTGCGGAGGTATTCGCTTTCGCTAGCCAACAAGGCTGTAGACCGCATACCGATTACCGCTTGGAGCGACTTTCAGCGTGCTGTGAATGTCTAAGCCACGTTGCTTGAGTTTGTGAATGACCGCAGCTAGCCGCCAAATGCGATAATTTGATTGCGCTTCTAGAGGCGTAATGCGGCCATGGGTTGCGAGGTGATGGTTTACGATTTCCAATTGTGTCATGGAGATTTCCTATCTGTCAGGGGTAAATGAAAAAGGCCCAACCTTGCGGTCGGACCTTTGGAGTGGTTCAAGTGTGGTTAAGCACTTGATGGAGATTGTTTGATGCGTGGATTTCTGGCGTTTGTTGCTTGGAGCTTTTGCATTGCATATGGAACAATGTCGTATGCAGCTGAACCAGAAGCAGAAATGAGTCAAAACCTTAAAACCCAGCTGCGTCTAGATTTTTGTGGCAAATTGAGGTGTGGTGGGAAGAGTTTGATAACCCCCGTCCCAAGCCATTGTAAATTTGAAGGCTATAACCCACAAAAATACCAATACTTACTTAACGAAGCCTTCGGCCTCACGTACGCGGAAGATTTTTTAACAACCGAAGAAAAAAGGTTGAAAAGAAAATTTTCTGCAGACCTAAGAAAAGCCCAAATAATGGACAATTTCAAATTTACAAAGCAGCACGCTGTGCAATGTTTTTCTGATTTGCAGTCGATGTTTGATGAAAGTTACGAACCAACTTTTAACATAGAGCTACTGAAGTAATCAGACTGTTGGCAGTAATTCATTTTCTGCATACCAATGGCCAGCATCAAAGTTCGGGCAGGTTTTGCCCTTGTCGAAATCAGTATGTCCTTTCACCGTTGCGGCTGGGAACTCTCCAGCGATGAGGTTGTCGATAGTCTCACGAAGTGAGGCCATTTGCTCATCGGTGTAGTTGATTTCGGGCGTTGGGGCCTTGGGTCTCATGCCCCCAACAAGGCAGATGCCAACGCTGCGAGAGTTTTGTCCTCTCACGTGCGCGCCTTGTCTGCTTAGTTCTCGCCCTTGCTCAACTGTACCATCACGCTTGATTACGAGGTGATAGCCACAGCCCATCCAGCCACGTTCACGATGCCAGCGGTCAATATCTTTGACGCCAATATCCATTTTGGGCGGGGTGTATGAGCAATGGACGATGATAAATTTAACGTCTTCTTTATTCATCGAGCCAACTTTCTGGGACCAGCTGTTTGGCATAGAGAAAGCCATGCTTCTCGCACCAATCGGCATAAGTGGTCTGTGATTTTTTTGAGATTTTTGTATTCGGGTTGGAGAAGACCATCCGAATATCAAGGTGAGGATGCTGGTCTTTGACGAGCAACATCTTTTGACGGTCTGCGGTAACAAACCTGCCCTTGGTCTCAACTACGATAACTTTACCACTCTTGGTGGTGACGTAGAAATCAGGCGTGTAAGTGGCTTGGCGCTGCGGCACGGCATACGTGAGCTTGTTCTCTTCATATTGGAACGTGATGCCTTTGCCAGAAAGGTAGGCGGCGACACTCTCTTCGAGGCCAGACCGCCAACCATTCTTAATTGCGTTTTTTCGTAGTTCAGTTTGGGAGGGTGGTACCCGTCCACGTTTAGAAGTCAGCTGCTGTTTCCAACTCAGGGCTGCTGTAGTTTTCATTGGCAGCTGGGGCAGCTTCTGTTTTGAAGCCATCTTCATCATCAAACATGGAGACCACATTTGATTGGTTTGAGACCAAAGAGAGGATTTGAACAGCATTTGGCCGAAGTGACAGACCGATGGTTTTATTAGTGTTCATTGCGTACGGGAAAACGGTTGCTGCAATCTTAATTTCGCTGCCACCGCCAACAATAACGGTCGTTGGAGTGCGAGACGCATCAACCAATGCCACTTTCATATCGATGGTACGACCGTCTTTGGTATGTATCTTAGCCTTCTGCTTGAACTTGAACAGATAGTTGCCTGTCAAATTTCCTTGGTCATCCATCTCCTCTTCATAAGGCTGGGTCACATTGTAACGTGACATTTTAGGGTCAACTTTGGATTGTTGTTGTTGGTAGTCGCTGATGATGTCATCCAATTTTTGGATTAAAGGGGATGCTTCAGCGGCATCCACCTTTAGCGTCACCTTAAAGTCCCCATCTTCGGAGAACTTTGTGTCAGGGCGGTTTAACCATGGGTAAACTGCAATGCCTTTTGGGCTGACGATTTTTGGTAGTGTTTGAGCCATTCAGGTTCCTTTTAAGTAAACTTTTTGATGTCGATGCCCGCTTCCAGAAGTCGGGTTAATGTGTCTAGCGGTACTGGTTGTCCATATTTTGTGAGGTACTGGGCAACATGGATAAGGGTTTCTATTTGCGTCGTAATTTCGTTCTCCTTTCTATTATAGCTATGGTGCAACCTTTGAAATCCAATCAATGGTGAATGCATCAAGCGAAGAAAAATTCAGAATTACGGACTGCAGAAATATCCAAAGTGCCTTTCGCTGGAAGCTCTGGCAACTTAGCGTTGGTCAGTATCTGGACTTGGGTCTTAAACATTTCGAGTGGGTCGTTGTCGAGGTATAGCTCGATGAATGTTTCCCGTAGACAAGCACTCAACATTGGAATGTCTGCTGCATGAGACGCGAAGGAATCGTGTATCATTGCAAAGCTAGAGACCCCGTTAGCTGCCGCAAGGTTAACCGTCATGCGTAGATGGCAAGCATCGTTGGCATGAACCCAATTTGGGCTGATACTGTTTGATTGTTTCTTTTTGTCGATAGTCGCCAACTCTTTGCGCAAACTGACGTAGACCTTTTTATCTCCTAATTTGGTCTTGATGCGGTTTCGCAGGGTGTTTGGGTAATATTGAAGCACTGGAAAACCATCTAGGGTCGTCCAACTTGTCGGCAGCCCTTCGTCCGCCAGCAGCCTCGCACAGTTTTGCAGCCAATCCATTCCTTCCTTCGCGGCTATCACTGTTTCGTTGATGCTCTCCCAAATGTGATTGGCCAGGTATAATGAGGCTTGAAACTCATGTCCGTGTAATGGGCTGACATAACTTTGGTCCTCTTGTTTGCGTTTTTCATCGGTTTCTTTGAAATATTCTTCAACAAATGTCCGCGACGAATACAAAGTTGACCCATACACACGTGTCATTGTGCTGCGCTTTGCCGCCTTGCGTGACAGGCCATAATCTAAGCAAGCCTGAGCAAGGGTAGCTTTTTCTCCCTGTAAATCTGCTTTTACTTTATCATTCGTGGCATCGATTACTCGTTGATAAATGTCTTCAGGTTGTTCTGAAGGCAGTAAGTTTGTTGCCTTCGCACCTACTGGGTCACGCAAAGCTGCCGAAAAATGCTGCAAGCCTGAGCAGCTACCATCTTTAGCAACTGGTATATGGCTGATATGGCTGCAGCCGTCTCTCTGAAAGCCTTCCCACTCTTTTGCAAAGGCGAGGAAGCACCAAGGACTATCGGCTTCCTTGGCCCACCACAGGTCTGCCATTGGGTCTGCGGCTACCTGCAATATCCGGTCTGTGTTTTCCTCAACCCAATCAATGCGCTCATCCATTGTGCCTTTGTCGTGTCCAAAGCAATTTGCACCATGAACGGCTAGTTCAAAGGCGGCGTCGTTTGAGCCTATGGCTTTGCCTTCTGCAAATTCGAGCAAACCCTTGGCCAACTTATTGCCCTGTGGGTTTAAATACATTGGGGCAGGGTATAGCCGCCCCCTAAAGTCCATGTTGTGCGGAAAATAGATGGCATCATACTGTGCATACTCACATGCAATTTTGGAAATAGTCCCGACCATTAGACGCTTTGATTGCATCGCGAAATTTGCATCGTGTCGCGCAACTTCTTTTCGCTTCCACGCCTTAAATTGCATCTTTTGCTTTTCAGACAGCTCGTTCGTCTTCTGACTTTTATCCAATGGCGATGGAATTGCTGGAATGTCCTCTACACTCGGCAAGGTGGCCACAGGCAGGCCCAAGCGATGAACCTCTTTAAACACGTCCAAGACAAATGGATTGATGCGCCAAGCTGTTCGTTGGAGAATGTTGATCGATGTATAAACTGCGTCCATGCTGTTAGTGAGACTATTTAAATCCTCAAAGTAATTTTTACCTTTTGAGCTGTTCCGCACTTTGATTAGTGGCATTTGAGGAGAGTAGGGTGTGAGGTAACCGCCGTCTGTCGGTGATGTCCAATCGCGTGGAGGAACGACCATCGGCAGGTATTCTGGATTTAAAAGGCTAGCGAAATCTCTGTTCTTTTCGATAAAATCCAGCACCTTCTGTGTTGGCCTTAGCACGATGTCAGTCTTGTTCTTGCCGCGGTTAAGGTAGTGTTCCGTTACAAAGTCCGTTGCCTCAATAAATATTGTGATGAGAGCCATCCCAATATGCACCTTGTCATTCTTTACCCATGGCACCCAAGTTTCGCAGTAGCGATTGTAAGCCGCTAAGATTGTTTGGCGGCGGCGATGACCTTTCGTGGTAGTTTCGTTAACAATTTTTTTGAACAAATGCGGATGCTGGTTGTCAAAAGAAATCCAGCGCAATTCGTCTTCAAGGCTTGTGGCGATGCTGATGGCGGTGTCTTGGATTGATTTGGTAAACATCAGACGGTCGATAATGACCTTGGCCGTATGAAAAGCTATAAGATTTGGCTTCAATTTAGAAATGAATTTAACAGCGATGTTTGCATTTCCAGCGCGACCTTGTTTCGATTCAGCGACCTTCTGCTCGACAAGTAGGGCGACAGGCTCAATTGCTCGTTTGAAAAGAGGTGAGCCGTAATATGTAGAGGTTTCTTCATGCTTGGTTTGCTTTTTCACAAGCTCTGCGTTGAATTTCTCAATCGTTGTAGCTCGTGATTTCTGTTCGATGGCTTCTTGTACTGCGTATAAATCTTTCATGCGTGTCCTTTAGGTTGTTGGCGCAAAAATTGGGGCAGGGTTGTCCTGCCTGTGACATGTATTCACTTTTGAGGCGGTATCAATGAGTATAGACTGCGACTAGGTGCCCATTAACTGTTACCAGAGTGTAAATCAGGCCACTGATACAGTGATGGACTGATTGCATTGACGGTAAAATGGTTTGTCAGAGCTATACTGCAACCTAATCGATTGACGGTAATAAATGTAAATGCCCATAGCTTTCACTACGGGCAGTTGCGTTTTGGTGAGCTAGTAAGGGTGATTAATGGCTACATCGCATCACAGACGGACTGCTGCACCTCAGGCATCAGCTTCACATATTTGCTAGTCGTGACGAGACTGCGGTGTCCCATAATTTTGGCAATGACCGTGTTGTTGAGCCTAAACTCATTGGCCAGCCTTGTGGCAAAGGTGTGCCGAAGTGAGTGGAAGACGAGCCGCTCGTCGCCATTAAGAACGTCCCTACGCATGCATTTCCATGCGGCGTAAAAGTTATACATAATGTAGTAGTTCTTAGGGCAGTCATCGAGTTCCCGCAGTGCTTGGCGCGCTTTTGCATTTAGGTAGACGTACCGTTCGTCCCCGTTCTTTGTGTACATCAAGTGTACGTATGGCTTGCCCTCTGTGTTCTCAAAAATATTGTTCGGGCTGATGGAGAGTATCTCGCCAACGCGCATCCCTGTATTGGCGGCTATGACTACCATTTGTGCCATCCAATTGTGCTTAGGGGCCTTCTGGAAATACTCTACGATTTCGTCGACTTGCTCGGGCGTGAAGTACGACATGCGGTGGGCGTTCTTTACTTTCTTCCAAGTGAAGTCGGGGATACGTTCGATGTCTTGGTTTTTGTAAGCCTGTTTGAAAACCTTAATTATCATCGCGGCGTAATGGTTGGCTGTGTTGTTGCTCAGGTCACATTCGTCGGTGAGATAATCGAGGAAATCGTGGATGTGCCGTGGCTTATATTTAGTGATGGGTCTCGTCCCAAAGTCGCTAAAAGCGTCGAACTTTTCGGCCATTTTGAGGGACCGTTCTCTATGTCGCCCGTTCCACATACGAGCAGCTTCCATATCGGCATATTCAATAAAAGTGTAAGTTTCGTCCATTTTTCTCTCCAAAAATTAGGAAGAAAAATTTAGTCCCTCGTTGGAAACTGTGACATTAAGACAACTGATTAGAAGTGGTGGGCGACCCTGGAATCGAACCAGGCGTGCGTCTCCGCGAGGGAGTTACAGTCGGACATCACTCAGTTTGTCGAAATGTTGAGTTTTTAACTTAAAACTAAACGCTTCTCCGTACAAGAGGGAGTGAATCAGTATTTAGTCCCTCGCGCAACCCCGAAATGATTAGAGTATATCCGTTCGTTGAACGAGCAGTTGGCTCACTGCTTTACTCTAAGGGACACCAATCGACTGACAGCCGTATCCATACGCTTCGGGATGAAGTGTGAGTACCGCTGGGTAATCTCGAGGCTGGCATGACCCATCCACTCCATGACAGTTCTCAGGTCAGTACCCGCTGACACCAACCGTGTGCAGCACGTGTGACGTAGAGCGTGGACCACAAATTGAGTGTCATCTTGCAATCCGAGACCCTCTCGCATGGCAACCCAACTACGACCGAAGTGGCGTTCAGCGATATGACCAAAGACACGCTGGTCGTGCCGAGGAAGGTTGTGTTGACGCCTCTGCAGTTGCTGTAAGATTTCTAGCACCATCGGAGTGATACTGACTGACCGTGGAAAGTTTGATTTTGTTTTCCAGATTGTGATGCGCTTTTGATGGAGGTCTAGGTCTGACCACTTTAGTTCCAGTGCTTCTGACTTGCGCAATCCGGTTTCGATATAAAACAGAACGAGGTCACGATAATCATCATGGTTGTGCTGTTCGAACCAATCAACGACACGGGCCTCTTCCTCGAGCGTGAGGAACCTGATGCGACCATTCTCGGCTTTGAGGCTTTTCATGCGGGTAGGAGGCGTCTTCATCTGCCCACGCTGATGCGCGTCGGACATTGCACCATAGAGCAGTGAGCCGACATAATTGATTGTCGTGTTCGCCCACTCACTGTTTGTCATGTGGTCTTGAAACAAGTTCACTCTTGCGGCGCTAATATTATCCAGCTTTGTGTATGCGCCGAAGAAATTAATGATGGTCTTGCGATACCATTCGAACGTCTGTGCTGATGTCTTATCGGAGGTGCTGGTAGACACTCTGCGCTGGATATAGGCGGTGAGAGCGTCTGACAGTGTAATAGCAGTTGCCGCAGCCTCACCACTATAGGTGCCAGCCTTCATACGCTTCTTGATGACAATGGCTTCTTCGAGTGTTTCTGCAGTGCCGTTAAGGCGCTGACCACGCAACATAGTCTGGATGGCAAACTTGCCATTGGCTTTCTGCGTTATGCCCCGTGGTATCTGCATCACTAGGTCATCCATTTCCATGCTTGGTCTCAAGCTCTTCCATGGCAGCGTCTATCTGTGCTTGCTCTTCGGTGTATTCGCCACTGGTTGTGTAAACCCAACTTCCATCGGCCATTTCCGTACCATTCTGACCTGGTACAAAATCATTATCGTTTTCATCGGTATCAGACATCAACTGTTCTTTAGCTTCGAGAGCCTGAAGTTCATACGTTTTTGCGTGCCAGAGCTGTGCCAGCCTGTTCGCCTCTGCTTGAATATGGGCTGGCCCGTCATGTCCGCCCAAGCGTTCATTCATCTCTGTCCTATGCTTCAATTCAAACAACTCTGCTTCCAAGCGTTTAAGTTTAGTCTTCGGACTAGGTGTCATCAATCTGTCATAGTCTCGCTCATTCATTGTAGCGATTGTTAGGCCAATTTGAGCGATAGAACGCGCCTTTAGCTCAGGGTCATAAGTGTTAATGCGTTTTAAAAGCACAGCAAAGGTAACAATACCACGGCTGGTTTTCACATAGTTAGCACCAACTTCAATTGGACCATCTTCAAGAACACTAATTGCATCACGGAGACGTGCGCGGTGCTTGTCCTGCCGTATCGCTGCCCTTGCTTTAGCCGCATCTTTTTGGATTTGTTCGTGTATTTTGTGTCGTTGATAGGCATCTTTCAGGTCTACCACGATTTTTTTTGTTGCGCTGTGCCTGCTAACCATGCCTTTGGCTTTGGCTACGATACCTTGCGCCTTCTCTATAGCGTCCTCGCTTGGGTTGTCGCTCTTTATTTCTTCAGCAAGCAATTCCATTTCTTCTAAGAATTTTTGGGGGTCGGTTGCAGTTACCTCAACATCGCGAATATCACGAATTGCTTTGTCTTCTTCAATGTCGTCACGCATGTCTTCACTGCGTTTAACAAAGATGCTGTCGTTTTCTTTCTCGGACAGTGACTTTGTAATCTTATCAAAGAACGCATGGCCTTTATCGGTAATAAAAACATCTTTTTGACGTGCATCTGCGGCTGAATCCTGTGTTGTAATCCAACCCAAGGTTTCCAGTACGGAAGCGGTGCGGTGCATCTTAGCCTGTGCATAGCCAAGGGCTTTTTGTAGCCGCCGCAGTTCAACGCTGTCCTGCTTGTGAGCAGTCATGATGAAGAAAAAAGTCTCCATATGTTCGATAGACACGCGCTCTTTGACGTTTGCTTCAGAGAATGCACCTCTAAAAGCAGCGACATAGTTCAAGCCGTTAAACGCAATGGTCTGTTTCTGGTCCAAATCAAGGTCCAATCATTTTTGATTTCACTTCGTTATTGAAGCGTATACCACGGTTCGCAGGTAACGCAACTCGTAATCAGTTACCATGCCACCTTCACATTGGCGGGGTGGGTGCCGTTGAATGTCCAAAACCGTGGGCATCCGCCCGTGTTCTTTTCGAACAAAGATGTCGATTTCTTTTATGCCAGTAGTTGCCCTCAATAGTGTGCTACGCATTGCCAGCGTCCTTTTATAGCGCCAGACAAACCTTTCCCGTTCCCACGAATGGGTGCTTTTGGCGTCTGACCAGTTAAATTTTGTAGTGCTGGCAGGACTATAACTTGGCGGAAAATGGGGATGAACCTAAAAACGACAAATGCAAATGAAATAAATGGGGTTGACGCTATATTTAGGTATTTTCTCGTAAGTGAGAAAATGATGGCATTGTTTTTAAACGATAAAAAATACCACATTTTCCCTTCATTTATACAAGAATTATCCACAAATTGCGCAACATGTTGTTTTGTAGCGTATGCTATACACCAAATGTAGTATTTTGAGGCGGGCATAATGCGAATCACTCATGCCTCCTTGAGTCTCTTGATTAAGACAGCGATGGTATTGCACGCCTTATCCATGTCATCTGCTACCTCATGCTCGTAATAAACATCACGCAAATAATCAGCCATGCCCTCCATATCGTACAGAAGGTCATCCATTTCCATCTCTTCGACCGCGTTCATGAGCGTGTCGCCCAGTAAAGGTCCGAAACTGCGTTTTGGAAGCCAGCAGGGTCTTCATGCCACTCCGCAGAGAAGCTGTCATCTTCCCATCTAGCCGCAATGTCGCCGCAAAAAGTATCAAGGCAAACCACCACGTCATGCGCCAGGTGATAAAAAACCATGCCGCCAATGCACGTCCTTGCGTCTCTGCCGACCGTATACATTATGCCATCGGCATCAGTTTGGATGGAATGCATCGCGTCAGTTTTCCTGTCAGAGAATATACTAAGAGCCTCGCTCACAACATCTCTGAGGTGGTTGTGTACCGTCTGATTTGCTCGGTCCCAATGAGATTTAAACTGCATCCTGCGTCTCCTCATACATGCGCAGAAGTGCGGCTTGCCCTTTTGTAGTGTCATGAACCCAGCCATCGTCGGTGAATACACCGAGGCGCTCTGCTTCAGCGATTATGGCGTCGTAGCCATTGTCACCATCCGACCTTAGAGCATCCATACAAAACTCTTCGGCTATATCGGAGACCTCGACCAAGGTGTCATAGTCGATCAAAACGGTCTTCGAGATGTTCTGCAGACAGTGAACCATTTGCTTTAGCGTCCACGGGTCATGGTCCTCTACGTATGCGCCAGCAGGTATTTCCGGCGTTGCTTCTGCTGCCGAAACATAAAAGGCGACCATTCCGTCTTTTGGGTGGGCTGTTGCCCCGTCATGTGTATTTTTCATGTAATTTCCTGTTACAGTTTCCAGATTCATAGGTCTTCATGGCCTATGGGATGCCAGCAGGGGCGGACACTGCTGGGCACCGATAGGTCAGGGCAGGTCAGTAGGAGGCTTCATCTAAGGTGTAGACTTTCATCTTCGGCCGCATTTGGCAGATGTCGCCATTGGCAGCCGTGATGTGGTAGCGCCGCGATAAGCGGTCGTAGCCATCCACATAATAGAATTGTGACTTGGCCGAAGTGCGGAACTTGGTGCCTTCTTCGAGGTTAGCGAGGCGAGTTGTCATGATTGTCATTGTATTTCCCTTCAAGATTAAACTTTGGCCAGCATGGCTTTAGCGCCACGCTCAGCAGTTTTGCGGTTTGCATAGGTCTTCGGTGCTGGGTAGTTCACGACGCGGCCATGTTGGCTCCCATCGTTGTGGACCAGCATGACGAAGTTGTTGGCGTCGATTTTGGCCGTGTATTGGCCCTTTGTGATTGTCTTAGTCATTGGAGTTCTCCTTAAAGTTGTGACCTTTGATTTCCGGTCAAAAGTGATTGTATTAGGGCCGACTAAAGGTCGGACATGTTGAGGCCGTGATAGCCTGTGGGTTCATCAGTGGCAGGGAAGGGCAGGACTGCTGTTGGCTTTGCCTTCTTGTAAGGCAGCTGCTCAACGATTGGCTGTGTCATGCCGAAGATGTCGTCTGGTACGAAGACTGCTACATCGCTCAAGCGATAGAGTAGACCTTCTCGCTCTTCGAGTGTACCGCGAGTGTCGATGGCCATCATACGGCTTGTACGTGTGGCTTCGAGTGACCAGTAGTATTCCTCGAGGGTGCCAGCGCGTGCAGATTCCAAGAACCAGTTCAGGTCATCTGCGGCTAGTGCGGCTTGCTTGTGGTATCCCATTTGGTGTTTCCTTATGTAATCAAGGTCGGCAGTGACCTCGTACCATTACACATAATTCACTTGTGAGTTGAAATCAATGGTGGCACGCATTTAATGAGTAATTAATTACGATTATTGCTTATTAACAATGTTTTATGAGTATCAAATCAATAGTGATTGAATGTTATTTTGGCGATTTGCAAAACGATAGAGGAGAGAAAGAGAGGCAAAAGAAAGCGGGATGAAGCGCCTGAATGCCCCTGATTCTTGCTGGTAACAGTTCGGATAACTGTCGAATATGCCCCCGGCACCCCTTATTTATATGGGTCTCGCATCTGAAAACGGTAAAAATGGCGGTAAAAACTACCACCACGGCCCAAATCCGAGCGGGGCAAGGGGGGATTTTTGCGCCGAGGCATTATACGTATACCCCTTCACATTTTTCCGCTTAAATTATTCGCGAAATATAGAAATCTGCCCGTGTATCGTGCAGTTGCCAAATGTTCATCTTCTTTGACGCCACGGAAGCAACAGAAAAAGTTGTCTCACGATGAAACCATGTACACCGTCATAACATACCTCTCTAAGGTATCATCCTGTAACCCCACTTCCCGGGTCACTTACAGGGTGTACTGGCCAGCCTACTCAAATTGGGGGGCTGGCGTTTTTTTGTCTTGGATATTTGAAATTACTAACAGTCGAACCACCAGTGCCTTGGAGAGAGCTTTAATAGCCTTTTTCTTCTCCGTGAGATATTGGCATTTGTTGGGAGGTAAATGCTGGTCCTAGGATGGCTAGCAACTGTGGGTGAACGCAGCGTGTTAGTCATCCACCCCTATCTCTATAGGTTAAACCAGCTGTCCTCTTTAGCTGACACTATAGGCTCATCTATGGATTGATGCCGCTATTGCCATTATTTTATCCACAAAATTGGGTATAACCTTGGGGTTAACCTATAGGGTAAATTCCTTCTATTACCTATCTATGGTGCAACCTTTGAAATTGGTCATATTATTAAGGGTTTTTACATCGGCGGCATCAGACCTAAAGGTCAACCTACAGTCACCACCTCAGATTGGTCTTCTCACTCTGGTGACCTGTAATAACAGCGTAACCCATAGATGCCGCTGCCTTCAGTCTGTCCAACTCAAGAACCATCATCTCTTCTCGGCGCACACCCATGCGCTGCTCAACATCTTGAGCCATCGCATCCACCCAATACTGACAAGCCATAGACAGGGCATCTAGACGGTCATCATTGGTCAATGCCCCTCGGTCAGCCGTAAGGCGGGTCAGTTGGTACATCAATTGGTAACGCAGTGCCTGCTCAGGGGGTAGGTGCTGACAGCTGTCGAAGTCTTTCTGGATGACCTTCTTGTCCATCACAAGACGATGCTGGTTCATCACAGGCTCTAGGACATCGATGATACGACGTTCCTTCTGCGTATTGTGACGGACCTCACTCATAGTAACCGAATGAACCTTGTTCAGCACAGGCATAAACAACTGGTTAAACATCCCATCACCAAAATTTGACTCAACAATAATCTCGTTGACCTGTTCTTCCTTCGCGATGACTGCAAGTTTCTGGAGTGCTTCTTCTGAATATCCACCTGCGATGCCACCGCATCTGCGGACGTATAGGTAGCCATTGAGCATCTTTACGACTGCGTAGCCTGTCTCATCCTTACCGCGTCCTGACGGGTCAATACTCATGACTGAGCCTGTATATTCGACGAACTCGCTGCTCATAAACATGGGCTTGTGGAGATGGTCACCGTTGAATGCCACATTCGGCAATTCTTCTACGATATACTGGCTGTCAGATGACCATGAGACCTTCTCAGGGGCCTCCTGAGTGGGTATATCCATGATGATTAGGTCAGACACCTTGAGGGGGTATCTTTCGGCATCAGAGAGTCTCGTATCGAGCATAAATTGCAGCGCAAACCCACTACGTCCGTAGGATGCTTCTCGCTCCAATAGGTCAAAATCTGAGAAGCGGTTAGGGTCTGTTGGCTCTCCAACGATTGTATGGTCTGCTGCCATAGCATTTGAGATAAGACGGGCTAATTTTGAACCGTAGCCAACAGTTTGGTCAGTGTTCGGGTATCGTGCTGGCCAGATGCTGACCTTATATCCACGGTCGGGTAGCTTGTTGTAGAGGCTCTCTTGGTTCTGTGGTGTCCCAAGGTAGATGATACGGCCTTCTGGTTTAAGAATAGCGTCAAATTCCTTCACAGCCTCTGACAGCTTATCCCTCATGCCTTGGGTCATGGAGTTGTTTGGAACTTCGATGTCATCTGCGACGATTACATCTGCACGAGAACCAGCCAATTGGCCTGATATGCCCACAGATTTTACTGAGGGTGCGTGAGACGCTGCAGCTGGTGCAACATCAAAGCTAATCTTGGACTGTCTTTGGTCAGGTTTGGGCCGTAGGTGGGCCAGGACTTCAATCTCGTTGATGAGCCGCAAGGTAAACGTGGTGAAATCATCAGAGCGGCTTTTAGATGCCGATACGACCAAGATGTTTAACTGTGGGTTCATGTATAGCAGCCATACGACATAGGCTGATGTGACCCATGACTTACCAACGCCTCGGAAGGCTTCGATAATCATACGTTTGTCGCCGTGCTGTAGGTTGTAGGCGATGTCATATTGCACAGGGGTAGGGTCTGGGAGGTTAAGGTGCTTCCAGATAACGAAGAGGAACTTTCTGAAATCTGATAGGGGGTCTTTCGCTACGGGAATACCGAGCGAGGTTGTTGCTTTGAACATATTTATCCGTAAAATTGTGGTGTGAATTTT